AATTCTTTTATACGGCTTTTGTCCATCGCATCAGTCTCCATGATCTGACCAATGGTAGTCAGCTTCGTCTATGTAATCACGAACAAGATCAAACATATAATCAATGTTGACCCAGCTAGTGATGTCAACTCCGTGCGATTTAACTGAAACAATTTCAACTAAGTTTTCCTCGTCACCATGATGTACAAACTCAATCAAAACATCCGTTGTCATCCAAGGGCAGTCAAGCTCTGCTTCCATGACTTGATTGCCATACATACTAGCTGTTTTCATAATCTTGAGCCTCCTCTTTTGCAATAAGACTAGCTAACACAGAAATTATAGAGGTGTGCCCAGATGCAAAGCCCTTCATAAACATAGTTAGGCTATCATCTTCACCACAAATTTTCTTATAACGTCTATAAGATCTGAGATGTTCTGCCTTTTGATCGCGGAAAAACTGCCTCCAGAATTTAAGATCTTCTAACCTATTCATTCCTAAACCCTCCTAAAATAAAAACAACGCATAGCTACTACATTTCTTTAGCTCACCATTCAATCCAATATAGATTGGCAACGAGCTACCCATATCAATCTTCATTTCTTTTTTATTCTTAGCGACCAGATACTCAATGCCTTCATCGGCTTTGAAATCTTTTAGTCTTTTAACGTGTCGCCAAATAACCATATCGCCGTTGTTGTTTTTGTAAGGAGTTACATAATACATATTACTTTCTCCAAATAAAAAGCGCCCCGAAGGGCGCGTTAATTTAATAATATCCTTCACGAACTTTGTGAAGGATATTAAAGATCTCTGACTCAGTGAAGCGAAGCTCTTTTAAAGCTCCAGCCAAGCCACTGTAATCAGGATGAGGCTTGAAATAAATATAAAACTGAACAAGAGATTCAACATCAACATTATCAGGCCGCGATACGGAATACATCGGAATTACATACCTTCCGAACGATTTCTGAACGCTTCTGATTAACCGAAGCAATGTTGAGTTGAGACTTTTTAGTAGGTGCTGGAGCATGAGTAGACCAATCCGTTAGTGTATTGTAAACAGCCCATTGAGTCTTGCCCATCTTTTGAGAGTACTGACTCCAAGCCTTGGCAAGATATGTCAGCGCACTATTCAGTCGAGGGAGCTTGTCAAATACTGCTGACCAAGATACACCGCTCTCGTGAACTGCGGCCTGAACTAGATCAAGACAGCCAGCGGCCTCTGCAAAAGTATACATGGCCTGCTTCTCAGTAACCGGCGTCTTGTACATAGTCTGCCACAAGTCACGTTCTTTTTCAAACACCTCAAGAGATTTGACAATAGCGCGAGAGGCTTGTTTGATGTCCAAGTTTTTAGTGTGTCGAGCCTTGAACAAACCAGCCTCGCCGGTAATAAATACTTGACCGTTGAAGCAAGCAGATTGATGAGCGCCTGCTGACATAATAAAAGCAAACGTACTATTGAGGGAGGTCACGCCCAACAAAGTAAGAGTGGCGTTGTCGCCGTCAGGAGTAAGATAACTATGCTCTGGCAAACGATACTTTACAAATGTCGCCGCACCGTTGTGACTGCACTCAATCTTTTCAATAATACCGTCAGTTCTCAAACCACTACGCATAATGATTGCACGTTGAGCGTCAATTAATTCGCGGGGTGCAACAGGTTTGTAGTTTTTACCATGAACACCAAGCTCGTCCATAGTATCTGTACGAACAACAGCAACTTTTGATGACTCATACCATTGATTGGTGTCATCATTGAAGTAAAGCATTGGGCGGGTTGCAACAGGAAAATCAGCAACGCCATAACCTTTACCAGCAAAAGGATCTGCTGGACGATGAGTACCAAAGATAGAAATTACATCTGACATAATATGTCTCCAGTTAGTTTAAAGGTTCACCGCATTTTGAAGATAGCTATAATGTACTTGGGATACATGAAAGCCATCCTCAAATCTTTTAGACTTGGTAGCAAGAGTATTACACCAAGTATTCCATAACTTTTCTGTACCAATGTCGTGACATATAGAAATATAATTCATAACACGACGATTCTTTATAGCTTTTGACTTTAAAGATTTAGATAATTTTAAATCTTTCATTGGGATATTGTACATCCGAATGTTGTGGATGTCAATACAACCGACAAGCCCCGCTGTTAGCTGACAAACAAAGCCAGCCTTTGCCATACCTAACCCATCAATTTGCAAAAATACATTCATTAATGATAGCGCCCTATCATCATCAGATTTATTTGAGTTAAGCACCGCAAGATACTGAGAATAAATAAATTCTTTGCGAGACATGAGTGACTTATATGTTTTGGCTTTGTTGCCCCATATAAATCTGGAGTCGATGCCGTTTAGTTTTACATCTTTAAGCTGGTCGCCAACCGCAAACCACGGCTGTTGTATACTCAATACAACCATCAACACAACATCAGCAAGGTTGTCGCTTGACAATCTAGAATAATTTTGCACGGCTTTGGCATGAGTGTCATACATCATTCAGTTCCTCAATAGAATCAAAGAAAGAATCATCTGGGTAAATACCATGCGTCAAAAAATCAAGTTGGGTTTGAGTAAGATTTGGCATGGCCTCTGCCGCCGTCATTCTATTTTTCTGCCAGTTATCTAATTGTTCGGCGGTGACCGGCAGATCAACACTGTGTAATTTATTCATGTACGTCATACGAAATTTCATCTCGGCCTCCGTCACGGTGGTGGGCTTCTTAAGTCTTTAAAACCCTTTACCCTGTAAAGGGGTTTTAAAGACGTAGAAGCCCACGTTAATTTAATTCTCTTATTTCAGGGGTGAGATCCCATGTTGTATCCCATAAATTATTATATATCAATAGATCTTTTACACCTTTCCAAATACTTTCTTTATCACCATACTTACTATCAAAACTTATTCGTCGTTCAACAGACGCACAATTTAAAGTAATATACTCATAACTTTTATTTCCGAACCGAACACAAAACATATTCTCGTCGCCACCATAATTATTTTCGTGACGATATACATCTAAGTTATTAACAGCAAATAAAAAATTATTTATGCCGTGATTACAATGATCTTCATATAACATAAGAATCTCCTTATAGATTCTATAAGCTATCGGGAAGGGCGTGACGCTTCCAAGTACGCCCCACATATTTGGTGGTTATGATAGTCTCAGTTTCCCAGCCAGATACAATATCGGCAAGGTCTAGTACCTCATCATCTGTAAGGTAACCAAGAACATCATCAGTCACGGGCGTGTCATAGCATATGTCACCAGTAGGCCCAATCAAAGCTACTTCCCACAGACCCTCATCGCCCCCATAACTGTGACAAGTTATATTCGGCTCATGATTTATAATGTGATTATCCCAATCAACATCAATAAATTTTCGAGATGGATTGAGTATTGCTGAGAGCGTCCAGCCATTGTCGCAGACATATAATTTTTTTATGCCTGAATCGGTATTGAAAACCTGAAGGCTAAATTTATCCATTTGAATCTCCTTATAGATTCTATAACGCCAGAATAACCCCAGCGATAATGATGACAATGTAACAGCTTGCAACAATAAGCAAGCGGCTCTCACGGTACTGCGCCTCTGCACGAGTCATAATTTTTCTCCACAAAAAAAGGGGCCGAAGCCCCCGAAGTTCCCCCACAAATTAACGAAGTTTCAACAGACACATATCGCCTTTCTCGTTGATCTTGTAAAAACTATAACGTCCTCTAAGATAAGTTGAAGCCGCTTGCTGAGTCTTGGCTTGATCTACTTTTGGAACAATAAACCATTCCATTGATCGCATCTTTTCAAACCGCTCTCTCCAATTAGATTGCCGACCACGAAAGTTTAATGGCTGTGGAGCAGTCCCACTGTTTACAGTGTGATAAGTTACACCAAAAGCTGAGTTAGTTTCAGAATCTAGAAAACGCATAATATATCTCCAAGAAAAGTTTAGGGTGAATGGTTGACTTGTAAACTATATGCACACCTTGTGGTGTCGAGTTTACCATTTTTAAGCATAGCGCCAACCAAACTATGCCCACCCAAGACGGGCTAAACTGATTTATCTTTGTGCTTTTGGCCTCTAACTTTCTTTGAGGCTTTCTTGCGGTCTTTAAATACTTTAGCTTTGTTGAACTTGTTAGCGTTCTTTGCTACAAAATTATCTTTCATATTAAAGACCTCAAAAAAACCCCGCCGAAGCGGGGCTATAAAGATTACTTACGAATAGTAATCAGCTTTTTAAACTGAGCCGGGACTCGCTTGGCTTTGAAGAACTTTTGAGCCTCGCCATGAGTCATTTGAATATCCTGCTCGTTATAAAACTTGTACAAAATAGCTTTGAACATACGAGTCGCCATGTATGTTTTTGTCTTGTCACCTTTGGTGTGCAACTGAGCAAAGTGATATGCAACACCGTTAAACTGACGGTAAGAAGCAGGCTTGTTGGGGTCGAGCGTTGAGTAATCAAATTGAGACATAAGCACCTCCAAGTGCAATGAAGTTTAGGGTGGATGAGAACCGGCTGGCAGTCCTCTAAGGGCTTCTAAGTTTTAAAACCCTCACAAGTGAGGGGTTTTAAAACTAAGAATCCCTAAGCGTCGAGGTCGGTCAATAAATTTTCAAGCGTCTGAGAAATTAAATCTAGTCGGTTGCGCTCAAGTATTTGATCGCCTCGTAAATTTATTTCGTCCAGATAGGCTAAAGCTTTTTCAATTTCAGTAATAATTTGAGCTTCCATTTAAATATCCTCGTCATCACCACAACAATTTTTAAGTTCAAGTAATTTTTCCATTGCTACATACAACAGATGTTGATCGCCATCATCTATTAAATTATCAACAACTTGGTCGATGTTTCTCAACGCTATGTCAAGACGTTGTACAATAAAGTTTATAACTTCTTGCTGTGTCATCTCGTCAGCCATCGTCGCCTCCTTTAAGACCTTCTAAAGTTTTAAAACCCTTTACCCTGTAAAGGGGTTTTAAAACTTAGAAGGTCTAAAGCCTCAATCGGTTAATTAATTTTCAGCGTAATGTTCTTTAATTACCATAATTAAACGCCAACTAAGTTCTGGCATATCCATAATAGATTTGTTAAGTATTTGTTCTGCTAATAAAATATCTGTAAAAACACTATCACGATTCCAACTTCTATCTTCAATTGTAAAATATTCTACAACAAATTCCATACAAAACTCCTTTAGAGTTAAGGGTTTATAGATAAAAAAAACCCCAGCAAAGCTGGGGTCTTTGAAGACTTTGAAGCTCTCTTAAGAGAGCTTCTTAGCGATGAAGGCGACAGCGGCCTGAAGATCAGCCATCTGAGCCTTCAGAGCTTCTAGCTCTGAAGTCTCGTCGGAAGCCTTCGGCTTCGGTGAAGCCTTCGTAGAAGGCTTTGAAGACTTCTTTGAAGTCTTGGGAGAAGCCTTCGTAGAAGGCTTTGGAGACTCCTTTGGAGTCTCAAGCATATCTGCAAAGTTCTTAGGAACTTTGCGGCAGGCAAAGAACTTCTGGATTTCGCCGTGAGTAATTTTCTTGCCAGATTCCTCTTGGAATCTGTACAGCACCGCAGTGTATTTCTTGGTCAGCACCCACGAATCCTTTGGATTCGTCAGCTTCGCAAAGCGATTTGCAATCGCTGAGATCTGGCGGGGTGAAGCCTCTTTAGAGGCTGGGATTTTGCTGAAGTCTGGCTTCGCCATAGTCAATTCTCCGAATTGTGAGTTTGTGTTGCCCCAAGCCTTCGGCTTGAAGCGGTTTCGGAGGGCCTTTAAGTACTTCATAAACTTTAAAACCCTCACTACCGTGAGGGGTTTTAAAGTTTTGAAGTACTAAGCGATTTGGCAAGTCTAAAAATCCTAAAGGATTTTTCACAGGCGCGTGTGAAATCTAAAAAAATCTTTGATTTTTATAGATTTTTTAAAAATCTTTAAAAATTCTTAAGAATTTTTAAAGATTTCTGAGTCTGGCAACCAGAGTCTCTAAAGATCTTAGAGATCTTTAGAGACTCTGGTGGTGGATTGTAGAATATTTTAAAGTCTAAAAGACTTTAAAATATTCTAGTCTGCCTAGCCCTTCAAAGCTTTGAAGGGCTAGGCAGGTGACCACCCCCTACCCCACCTATATATACTCAATGTTATACATTTCCAAAGATTTTGAATGTCAACCAGTTTGTCGCCCCACTCCAAAGGCTTTAAAGGGGGCCTGTGACTATATGTACCCGGTCGGCTACATAATCTATTATACACCTGAAAACTAATTTTGTCAAGACTTTTGCCAACTATTACCAAATAACAGTATAAATACTACTTGACAAAACCCGATATCACGTATATAATATATAGTTATGAATAAAGAATTAACTATAAAGCAACAATCGTTCTTGGATCACCTTGTATCTTGCAATGGTGATACAAAACGTGCGGCAGAATTAGCGGGGTACGCTGAAGGCTCATATACATCCGTGGTTAAAGCACTTAAAACAGAGATAATTGAACTAGCCGAGAATATATTAGCCCAGAATGCCCCCAAAGCTTCTCTAAAGCTCGTTGAGGTTATGGACAGTACAGACCCCATACCCCAAGCTAACGTCCGTCTACAGGCCGCTCAGACAATCCTAGACCGTGTTGGGCTTGCTAAGACAGACAAACTAGATGTAAACTTGCAAAACTCTAATGGCCTCTTTATACTACCAGCTAAACAAGAGGTAGTTATAGAGGCTCAATATGAAGAGGCGTAGTAGCAGTACCATTCCATTTGGCTATAAGCTGATGGAAGATGGTGAACATCTAGAAGAAGTTGAGGTAGAACTTAAAGCCCTCAACAAAATCGTGCCGCTAGTAAAAAATAAAGTTTTATCTTTACGTGAAGCGGCTACTTGGTTAGAGTATGATACAAATAGAACTATATCTCATACTGGTTTAAAAAAGATTGTAGACCGATATGAATGATTGGGAGACTAACCCTGATGCGTATATGCGAGACGACAACGGGGATTTTATACTCAAAAAGGATGGAACACCTCGTAAGAAAACTGGCAGACCCAAAGGTTCGTCAGGTCGAGGCTACAACTACCACTCCAAAACCAAGGCCCAAATTGAAGCAAGGAAAGTTGTACGAAAGAAAGAAAAACGGTTAGCGCAGGCTCGCACCAAACTTGAAAACTATAAACGGTCACTCAACACTTCTAAGAGTACTCTAAACAAATTAGAAGGAACTGAGGCAAAGGCTAAAGGTAAAATAACAACAACAAAAGTTGACGATTTGCCCAAGGCGTTGAGGACTGTCGCAGAAGAGAATGTCATCTTTAGGCCCAACGATGGCCCACAAACTGACTTTCTTGCCGCTTCTGAGACTGATGTTTTGTATGGTGGTGCGGCTGGTGGAGGCAAGAGCTACGCAATGCTTGTTGATCCATTGCGTTTTGCTCATCGGGGAGCGCATAGAGCTTTAATCCTGCGGCGTTCTATGCCAGAGTTACGCGAGCTAATAGATAAGTCTCGTGAACTCTACCCGAAAGCCTTTCCCGGTTGTAAGTACAAAGAAGTAGAGAAGCTCTGGAACTTTCCGTCTGGAGCTAAAATAGAATTTGGATTCTTGGAGAGAGATGCAGATGTTTATCGCTACCAAGGTCAAGCGTATAGTTGGATTGGGTTTGATGAGATTACGCACCAAGCTACAGAGTTTTCTTGGAACTACTTGGCTTCACGACTGCGTACAACAGATCCAGAAATTATACCTTATATGCGGTGTACCGCTAACCCCGGTGGTGTTGGAGCGCATTGGGTAAAGAAAAGATATATTGATCCATCACCACCCAATGAGTCTTTCAAAGGCTCAGACGGCCTAAGCCGTAAGTTTATTCCTGCTAGGTTAGATGATAATCCATACCTAGCAAACGATGGACGCTATGAACAGATGCTGAAGGCGTTGCCACCTACGCAACGGCGACAGCTACTAGAAGGTGATTGGGAGGTTGCAGAAGGTGCGGCCTTCACAGAGTTTGACAGAAACATTCACATTATTGAGCCTTTTGAAATTCCATTACATTGGGAGCGTATAAAAGGCATTGACTACGGATATGCTTCAGAATCAGCTTGTGTTTGGGGAGCAGTAGATAAAGACGATGGCACACTAATAATATATAGAGAATTGTATCGTAAAGGTCTACTAGGCACTGACCTAGCTCACATTATAACTGAGATGGAGTTAAATGATCCATTAAGTGTTCCGGGCGTATTAGACACAGCGTGTTGGAATAGAACGGGTCAAACAGGCCCAACAGTAGGAGAAACACTTGTCAAAGCTGGACATAAGCTAAGACGAGCAGATAAAAACAGAGTTGCAGGCAAGATTCAAATCCATGAATACTTGAAAGTTCAGCAAAGCGGAAGGCCCAAATTACAAATATTTAATACTTGTCCTAACCTGATACGCGAACTGCAAAGTATTCCTCTGGATAAAAGCAACCCTGAAGACGTAGATACCCACGCACCAGACCATGCGTATGATGCGTTAAGGTATCTTATTATGGCTAGACCAAGGATTAGAGATCCTATTAGCCAAATGCGTGATTTTCAACGCGAAACAATCTTTCAACCAGCAGACGGAACATTTGGGTATTAATGAAACATAAACTTTGGCGACCTTTAAACACTTGGGGTATTTACGGATTAGGAATTACAGTTGGGTGGACAGTTATATACGCGCTTGTTAGCCTGACACCAATAGGATAAATATGTCAGAATTTGAAAACACTCTTGTAGAAAATGCAGACAATCTTTATTTTGGAAGTGTTGAAGATGAAGATGGTTTAAGTCTTGAAGCTGACGCACAAATTAAATCTAATTTGGCTGGGTTGATTGAGGCTCGTTATGCTGATGCTCAACTTGCAAGAGATGCTGATGAGAATCGTTGGATTACTGCGTATCATAACTTTCGTGGAATCTATCCAAAGAACGTAAGATTCAGAGAATCTGAAAAGTCTCGTGTCTTTATTAAAGTTACAAAGACTAAAGTGCTTGCGGCTTTTGGACAGCTTGTAGATGTTATATTTGGTACAGGTAAGTTTCCGATTGGGGTATCTGCAACTGAAATTCCTGAAGGTGTTAGTGAGTATATGCACCTAAGCAGTGGACAAGGGCCGGGAATTGAAACAAGCGCGGCAATGCCTGCTCCCGCAGAACAAGCAGAGCCACAGCGTCCAGAAGGCGGTGTAGGTTATGCTGGAGATGGACGAGTCTTAAAAGCAGGCGCTAGAATGACTGCTGGACAAGGAATATTTGAAAACTTAGAAACTGCGGATAACGTAACTTTTGAAGCAGGGTCAAATCCAATTCCAAATATTCCAGAGATTTCTCCAGCTAAAGAAGCCGCAAGAAACATGGAAAAGTTGATTCACGATCAGATTGATGAATCAAATGGCTCAACAGAATTAAGAAATGCTATGTTTGAGTCTACGCTTTTTGGCACAGGTATTGTTAAAGGCCCGTTTAATTTTAATAAGACTCTGCACCGTTGGTCAGATGAAGACGGAGAAAGAACTTATGATCCAGTTTTTGTCAGAGTACCTCGTATTGAGTTTGTTAGCGTGTGGGACTTTTTTCCTGATCCTAATGCTACTTCCATTGATGAGTGTGAATTTGCTATTCATCGACACAAATTAAATAAATCTCAGTTACGGGCATTACGAAAAATGCCATACTTTGATGAAGATGCTATTCGTGATTGTATGATGCTTGGCCCCAACTACGTCGAAAAAGACTATGAGTATGAGCTTAAAGACGATCAGCGTATGTCTGATATGGGTTCTAGTCGTTTTGAAGTTCTTGAGTACTGGGGCTTAATGGATGCAGAATACGCCAAAGAAGTTGGCATGGAGCTTCCTGAAGGAGTAGATACTCTTGATGAAATACAAATTAATGCTTGGATTTGTAATGGTCTTGTACTCAGGGCTGTTGTTAATCCCTTTACTCCCCACCGCATTCCCTACAATGCGTTCCCATACGAAAGAAATCCTTATAGCTTTTTTGGCATAGGTGTCGCAGAAAACATGAACGACAGCCAACAGATTATGAATGGTCACGCACGTATGGCTATTGATAATCTTGCGCTAAGTGGATCATTGGTTTTTGACGTAGACGAAACAATGCTTGTAGGTGGACAAAGTATGGAAGTCTACCCCGGAAAAGTATTTAGGCGTCAGTCTGGTATGCCCGGACAAGCTATACATGGCTTAAAGTTTCCGAACACATCTCAAGAAAATATGATGATGTTCGATAAATTTCGACAGCTTGCAGACGAACAGACAGGTATTCCTAGTTATTCACATGGCATGACAGGCGTACAGAGCATGACTCGTACCGCTTCTGGTATGTCAATGCTACTTGGAGCGGCCTCGCTCAACATTAAAACAGTCGTAAAAAATCTTGATGATTTCTTGTTAAAGCCTTTGGGCAAAGCCTATTATCAATGGAATATGCAATTCTTTGAAGGCGAGTTAAAAACCAAAGGTGATCTAGAAGTAAAAGCTTTAGGTACTAACAGCCTAATGCAAAAAGAAGTAAGAAGTCAGCGGTTGACGATGTTTCTTCAAACGGCTCAAAATCCTGCTATTGCACCATTCGTTAAAATGTCTAAGCTTATTAGCGAACTGGCGTACAGTTTGGATCTTGATCCTGACGAAATCCTCAACGATCCCGAAGAAGCGGCTATTGCCGCACAGATTATAGGAATGCAAAATAATGTTGGACAAGCAACTGGCGAACAAGCTGGCCCCGTTGGTGAACAACCCGGAGTTATGGGAACCCCTGAAGGAGCACCTGAACAACCTACGGATGTTGGAGTTACAGGCACTGGCGACGGCAACATCGGAACAGGAAATGTTCCGCAAGCAGGGGAAGGCGAGTTCTCTGGCTAATCTTCTTACATTAAAAGAACAAGTAATTCAAAGACGAAAGGACAAAGACGATGGCTGAAGCATTAAAAGAAGAGGTTGATCGTGTTTTTAATAAATTAGAATATTTAAATACGATGCTTAGTGTAGAACCAAATTTAGCAGATAAAAAACGTATTCTAATTTCTGTTGAAGCCCTTGAAAAAGAAACACCTAAAAATGTTTTTAATGCCGCACTAAAACTGTTAAAAGATTCAAAAAACGCAGAGAATGAAAATGTTGTAGTAAATCCAACTATAGATCCCGGCAATAAAAAATTTGTTTCTTCTGTTAAAGATTCTATACTTGTTCCACCCGAAAGACAAAAAAAGAATATAGGCGCATTAGTTAGCAAATTGGTTACAAAATCTGTAATTACTCCTGAATTAAAAGCCAAAGCTTTTAATGCAAAAAAAGCGGCTGAAAAAGCAGGCAAAGAAATAGATCTTGAAAATATAGACAGCCCTAAAAATCAAAAGTTTATGAACAGTCTTGTAAAACAAGCAGAAGCTAATGAAGATATTCTTAAAAACGATTTTGGTTTAACAAATAATCAATTAAAAGTTTTAGCCTATATTGGCCCTGATCTAGCATCATATGCAGATGCTGGTTCTTACTATATTTCAAAATTAGAAAAAGACGGCGGTACAGAATTTCTTAGTAAGCTTATGTCGCCTATGCGTTTTAAAATGTTTGAAAAAAAACACGGCTATAAATTTGAAACAAAAGAAGAACTAGAAAAATTTTATCAAGATTATTTAAAATTGTTTGAAAAAGGTGTAGACGATAAATTACGAGCTAAAAAACAAAAAGGAGGTTCTATGATGGTTCCACCGGAAATGGAGATGCCTGTTGAAGAGCCTCCAGTAGACACCTACGACAACATCAGCCCAGAAGAAGAAATGCAACAGGCTGAAGATATGCTTCCAGACGATGAGATGGAAGAAGAGTACGTAGATTACGTAGCTGAAGAAGTATTAGAACCCGAAGAGCAAGAATATTTATTTAAGGTTCTAGACGAAGATCCAAGACTAGAAGGGATCTTAGATAAGATTATTCTTAATGCAACAGAATTTGCTGGTGCTGGGGAAGTTGAAGGCCCCGGTACTGGCATATCAGATTCGATACCCGCAAGGTTATCGGATGGTGAGTTTGTAATCACCAAAAAAGCGACTGACCAAATAGGCGCAGACAATCTCCAGAAAATGATGGACGATGCTGAACGTGCTTATGATGGCGGTCTTATGGGCTATGCAAACGGTGGTGAAGCTGGCACAAACCCTTTCGTAAATCCTGAAGAAATGTATGGAGTTCCAAAGGATGGAGAAGAGGATATTGAACGTCAAATGCTTTACTCAAGCCGTATGCCTAGTTTAATGAACCGATAAGGCTACCTATACTTTAGCCCCTTATCATTTTATAACCTTGAGGCCACCTTGTAGTATCAAGACCCTGTGTTAGAAGCGCAATAACACAGCCACCTTGAAGAGACAACAAGCCCCAAAGAGGAGAAGACTATGAGTGAAGAATCGCAAGCGAATCCGTACAATCAAAAGAAAGCGTGGCATACCCCTGATGGGCCTTCCATGCCTAGTGCAGATTCATTATTCTTTGAAGAGCCACAAGAGGCTACTTCCGACGAAGATGACGGAACCCCTCAAAAAGAAAAGGCTCCTCGTACTAATTATAAAAAGAGGTATGACGATCTAAAAAAACATTACGATCAAAAGATCTCTGAATTTAAACAACGCGAACAAGAACTAGAGGCTATGGCAAGATCTGCTCAACCGCAGTATCGTCCACCAAAGTCTATAGAAGACCTTGAACGCTTTAAATCAGAGTATCCTGATCTATATGATACTGTCGAAACAGTAGCTCATATGCGTAGCGAAGAGCAAATGAATGCCCTTAAACAAAAGCTTTCGGCTTTAGAACATCGTGAATTAGAAATGTCTAAGCGCGATGCCGAAACTAAACTACGTGAGCGACACCCTGACTTTGAAGATATCAGGGGTGATGACAACTTTCACGAATGGGCTAAAACCCAGCCTGAAGAAATTCAGCGTTGGATTTACAAAAACCCAGATAATGTTGGATTAGCAAGTCGTGCCATAGACCTTTATAAGATGGAAAATGGAATTGCGATTAATACACCCACTCGTAAGTCAAAACCTTCAAAGCCAGATGCGGCTAGTATGGTTTCGACTAAAACAACAAGTGTCGAACCTAGACAAGCCAAAATCTGGACACAACGGGAAATTGCCGCTTTGTCCTTGGATGAGTATGATAAATACGAGCAAGAGATTGATCTTGCCATCCGCGAAGGACGAGTAGCAAGATAAACTATTTGTCTTTTTAGGAGTAATAAATCATGGCTTATAACGTAAGTGATCAGTATTTTGAGCCAGCAACTGATACAAATGCGAACTTTGCAAACTCAGTTTCTGGTCAAGCTAACTCGTTCTTCCTGCCTGCTGTCTATTCAAAGAAGGTACTTAACTTCTTCCGAAAGTCATCAGTTTGTGAAGCTGTAACCAACACTGACTATGCTGGCGAAATTGCGGCATTTGGTGATAGCGTAAACATCATCAAAGAGCCGGTAATCACCGTCTATCAGTACGAGCGTGGTGCAGACGTAACCTCAACTAAGCTGACCGACCAAGAGCTTACTCTTGTTGTTGATCGTGCAAACGCATTCAAGTTCATTGTCGATGACATTGAAACCAAGATGTCGCACGTAAACTTCAAGGAAGTAGCATCTTCTTCAGCGGCTTATGCGTTGCGTGATGCTTTTGACGAAGGCGTATTCAGCATTATGCAATCTGGATTGTCTTCATCTTCACCCGACCACACTCTGGGTGCTGACTCAGCTACCGACCTTGGTGCTGGCGTTTATGACGGTGCTGGTGCTATCGACGTAGGCATTTCTGGCGAGACTGATCCTCTGGACGTTCTTGCTCGCATGGCTCGTTTGCTTGATGACCAGAACGTACCTGAAGAGGGTCGCTGGGTTGTAGCTTCTCCTGACTTCTATGAGCAACTTTCTCAAAGCGGCTCTAAGCTCTTGTCAGTAGACTACAATGCCGGTCAAGGCTCTATTCGTAACGGTCTGGTAAGTTCTGGCAAGTTGCGTGGATTTTCCATGTACAAGTCAAACAATATGCCTTCTACAAGCAACGCTACCGGCTTTATGTTGGCTGGTCATATGAGTGCTGTTGCAACTGCTCAATCTATCACTAGCACAGAGGTCATCCGTGATCCTTCTAGCTTTGGTGACATTGTACGCGGTTTGCACGTTTGGGGCGCTAAAGTTCTGCGTCCTGAAGCACTGATCGGTGCTTACTACAACATCGACTAAGATGATTGTGAGGGAGGGTGAAATACCCCTCCCGTTTTTTAAAGGACTAAGATATGCCATTGATTTCAACTCCCAATAAACCTATCAGTATGAAGCTAACTGAAAATAAACGTGGACGTTATCGCCACGTAGATCAAAAAAAGTTTTCTGATAATTATGATAGGATTTTTGGAAAAAAAGACAAGGGGGATAAAAATGAAAGTCCCTGCTCCTGATGGCTACCACTGGATGAAGAGTGGTAAAAGCTACAAACTAATGAAAGACCCTAAAGATGGCTTCAGGCCCCACAAAGGTGCTAGTAAGTCAGCCAATTTTGAAATACAAAAGGTTCATAAAAAATAATGGCGACTACATACCTACAGCTTACAAATGAATTACTAAGAGAAATGAA